TAAGTTGTTATGAATCATAATTGTTCATTCGTGACAATGTCAACACGTAAAGTTGTATTTTTTAGATAAAAAAAAACCACCTACGTTGAGGTGGCAATTTTTTTGAAAGAATGTGCAGTTAGGGGAAAAGTAGCTAAGTCATTGAGTTTTGCGCAGCTATAAATCCATGATTACTTGTTTTACATATCCAACAATACGACAGTTCCCGTTAATAGGAATAGGGTCGTACTTAGGATTTAATGGCACCAAAAATTTTTGTGGGCCATCGATCTCTAACTTTTTAATTGTTGCTTCTGGTGAGTCATTTAAGGTTGCAACAACAATCTTGCCATTATCTGGGCAGTCGCATGGCTCCACTATCACTATCGAACCAGCCGGAATTGAAGGTGAACCATGTGGGTTCGTCATTGAGTTTCCGGTGACTTTCATCGCAAATGCATCGTCACCTACATTCATCGTCGTAATTTGCCATTCAACATCATCATCTAAGGAGGATTGAGGATCTACGCCTCCCCATGCGCCAGCTTGAACTTGGCTAATTATCGGGATGCGTTTCAGTGAATAAGGAGAAATTGTATTTGAAGGGAGAGCATCGCCACTTCCTTTAATACTATCGCTTTGTGCGCTCTTGCCTGTAAGTAACCATGTAGGGTCACACTCTAAAGCTTCTGCTAACTGAACAATATTTCTTGGCTTTAAAGTAACGCCAGTCTCAATTTTATTAATAGACTGCTGAGCTAAACCGATTCGTTCAGCTAGTTCAGCCTGCGATAGATCTAAATCTTTTCTACGTTGCCTTACTCTTTCAGCAAAACTCATCAACTTATCTTCCTGATTTCCCATTTCGTGTTAATTATCACAACAAAACGTGTTAGTTGACAAACACGTAAACCGTATATAAAGTTCAACACGTAAAGTTGTTAGGAGGATAGCTATGTCCGCTATAGAACGAGCTACCGAGCTTGTCGGAGGACAAACATCACTTGCAAAGCTTTTAGGTGTTAAACAATCACATGTATGGAATTGGATTAATCGAAAACATCAGGCTCCTGCTAAGTATATTTGCGCCATTTCTAAGGCCACTGGTGGCAAAGTGCCAATAGAAGAACTATTGGATGACCATATAAAGAATACGCCAGTTTAAGAAACTAGCTGATCAACCACATTCTGTACAAACAACCAGTAAGGAAAAACTATGAATAATAGTTTTAAAAGCGTTATGCGTAACGCAATAGAAAGTTGGCGCACGGAACTGAGTAAAGAGTGTATTGCTCACCGCGTCGCCCGCTTATACCACAAACTCGATCTTGAACATGAAGTCGATGCTCAGCGTAAAGCTCTGCTCAAAGTGCCAGGTGCGGATGACAAGAACAATGCTCAAAACTTTTTCCGTTACGTTGAGCGCACAAGCGTAGAAGCCAAAGCCACAATGATGGATTTGTTACCTGCGGTACTTAAGGCGATGCCTGCCAAACGCGCAAGCGACATGCTTAACCAATTTCTTAACCCGCTTGGGTTCTCTGTCACTTGCATTGGTGCGAGTGATGCAAACTTAAGCCGAGATTTGCTCTTGCATAACCACAACAAAGAAACATCTGAAGCATTCCGTGCGGTGATCTCTTTAGGGGAGAACGCGAACATTGACCAGCTGCGCGATGCGTATCGAGAAGTGCAGGAGGCGAAGGCATCTCACGCGCCACTTCTGGAATACCTTGAATCGTTGATGGCCAAGAAAGCCGCCTGATTTAAACGCGTCGTGGCTGACCACCACATAACACGCATCTAACTAGGAGAACTTTGTGCAATGAGCCTTAGCTTACAGAACTATCACGGCTGCTATATCTGGGTGGCCAATAACGGTGTTTGTCGTTTCGTCGTATCACGGACTAAAGCGATGGAAATCTTTGAATCCATGAAAGCGGGGACTGCGGTGTGATTGAGTATTTGGATAGACCCATCGCTTTTCATCGATCGTTTGTGAAGATGGGTATTGGTATCACGGGCGCATTAATGCTTAGCCAGAGCATTTACTGGAGCCGAAGAACGAATGCTTCAGGGTGGTTTTACAAAACTCAGGAAGAGTGGCAAGACGAAACGGGCATGACTCGAAGAGAGCTTGATACCGCGCGTAAAAAGCTGCGTCAGTTAGGTATTTTGGAAGAGAAAAAGCAAGGTGTTCCTTGTCGAGTTTTCTACCGCATTAATGAGCCAAACTTGATTGCACAAATGGAGCAAACTGGTTTGGCGGAATGCGCCAAACTAGAACGTACAAATGCGCCAAGCAGTGCTGTACCAATCAGCCAAACTAAAACAGAGACTACACAGAGATTACCAGAGACTACTACAGAAAAAGTAAACAAAAAGTCTCCCATCACGGGTAGTTTGGTTCCTGAAGAACAAATTCCAGCCCTGCTCGATCACGATGCTTGGGCTGATTACCTGGCATTCCGTAAGCGAATCAAAAAGCCTTTCAAAACTGAGCGGGGCGAGCGCACCAAAATGCTCGACTTGCTCAAGCTCTCCCAGAACGTGGTGAGCATGCAGCGCCAAATCATTGAGCAATCCATCGACAACGAGTGGCAAGGGTTGTTTAGCCTTAAATCGTCCTCGCCAAACTCGAAGCTGATTCCGGTGGAGCAGTTTTCAGACCAAACCAACCCTGATGATTACGGACCACCTCAGTGGTTCAAAGACCGCCAAAACGGAGGTGACCAATGAACAGCTTTTTCCAAAAACTGCAGCAAGCGATGCCTGCGAACGTTGTGCCGTACACTCCAGATCAGATGGCTCAACTTGCTCAGCAGGAAGTCGAGAAGCAAAGCCATGCGGTGTATCAGAACTACCAGCAGAGCAAAGTTCAGGATTTACTTGGCCGCAGTGGAGTAGGCAAGAAGCACTTGAAGTGTCGATTTGCCAACTATGTGACGGAGAGCCAAGGCCAACGTCAGGCGTTTAGTGTTTCTCGCCGTTGGGTTTCTGAGTTCTTGGAAGGTGATGAGAAAAACTTTGTATTTTCTGGATCGACAGGAACCGGTAAAAACCATCTGGCTTGTGCAATAGCGAACTCGTTGATGACGCGAAATCGTACAGTGTTGGTGATTACGGTCGCTGAGTTGATGATGAAAATTCGCGATAAGTACAACCGACAATCGAACGTTACAGAAGCTCAGTTTCTGAAGTATTTAGCTCAGGTCGATTTGTTGGTGTTGGATGAGGTTGGGGTTCAGCGAATGAATGACCACGAGGCGATCATGATTAATACCATCATCGACTCACGCTACACCAACGAGAAGCCAACCGGCATTCTGACTAATCTGAAATCTGATGATCTGACTCAGGTTCTTGGAGCCCGAGTGATGGAGCGTTTGTTGGAGAGCTGTGAGTGGGTGAGCTTTACGTGGGAGAGTTTTCGCAAGCAGGTGAGGAACAGCAAGGAGGTAGCATAAATGCGACCAGAAACGTTATTGGCTAAGTTCGACTTAAAAGGCATAAATTACGAACCGCACAAGGGTGGCAAAGGCTTATTTTCTTTGGAAGACCAACTCGGCATGGTAGGGATAACCTGGAAGGAATCTCCAGTCGGTTTTCTTGTTTTATTCGTGGAGTTACTGGATAACGCACAATCTCGAAGAGCACTGGAAAAGGCGGTGCTCGCGGAATTGTATACGCTGACCGATGACTGGCGCGGCCAGAAAAGCGAAGCCGCATTTGCAGCCATTGTTCGAGCAGCTGTGGAAGAGGCGATCACTCCACAAGGCCGTATTTGTTCTTGCTGTGGCGGCAGCGGTAAGTACCGAGCATCAAACCGCCACTACCGAAAGTGCATGCATTGCAACGACGGCCGAGTCACGTGGGACTTAGAAAGCCGCTTCGCCGCAATGTGTTCTGGTAGTTTTGTTTGCACCTTCTCGGTGTTCAAGCGCCAATACCATCCCGTTCTCGACGACCTAGCAGATTGGCTAGCCGCAAAACGTAATGCCGCGATGTTGGCTCTGATGGAGAGGATTGAGAAGGAGAGTTTATGAAAAGTAAGTAAAACTCTTCAAAACTTAATTTTTAGGTGTATAATTCGGGTATACCTAATTCTTTGTCAAGGAAAGTGCAAGCATGTCCGATATTCAAACTCAATTAATGGGTTACATTGTTAAGAATGTAGAGAAAAGCTTTTTCGATGGTATCAGAGAAAAAATTTACATTCGGTACGGTATAACAGAAGACTTCCTAACTGAGAATTTTCAGTTAACTCCTAAGGGGCGCCTTCGACCGCAGATGTGTCGATATATGACTGATGAAGCGCTTGCAGAAGTTGGTGGTGAATTAAGGTATACAAATCCACGAGGAGAACATTACTTAGTTGTCGACACGGGCAATATTGTAATTTCACACCTTGCGGTAAAAGATGGAAAGACTCAGAAAGAGGCAGCGCACAGAAAGTTACTTTCCATGGGTAACAAAATGCTTGAACCTTTCCAGCCAGACATGTTCAACAGCGAGATGGAAGATCTTCGTGAAAAATTACACGTTGTCGTTTTTGTTGTTCAACCAAATAGTACATCAAACCAGCAAGGTGTACCTGAAGATATATATATAGCGGTTCCATTTTCTAACTGGAGTGATTATCATGCGTGGCTTTCTATTGATGAAATGCTAAGTATGTACGAGTCGGAAGAAGTACTTGAGTCTGATGGTGCATGGCCAACACTCAAAATTGCTCTTCGGGATCGCGAAGGAAAACAAGGTAATGAATAATGAAAATTGGTGTTGGGGGATTTCAACCATCAAGACTAACGCAAGCTAGAGAAGCGTTAGGCATTCCCAAAGTAGCGTTAGCGACTTTAGTCAATGTATCAAGTGCTACGGTAAGTCAGTGGGAAAGTGGTAAGCAAAATCCGCAAGAGGATAAGTTAAGAGCTATTGCGGCCGCATTAGGTCAAGACGTCCATTGGTTTTTGAAACCTGTAGTGGAATCTAGTTCAACGCCATATTTTTATCGTACTCTTTCTGCTGCTACCAAAACTGGCAGGGTTGTTACTAAAACTAAGATCGATTGGCTAATAGAAATTAGTACATCGTTAGAATCTTTCTTAGACTGGCCAAGTTTAAATGTTCCTGAGGTAGATAAACCATTTACCGCTATTTCAGACTCTGAAATAGAAGAGCTTGCAATTGAGTATAGGGATAAAGCTGGTCTTGGTATGGGGCCGATCAAGGACTTGATGCTAGCGGTAGAGAGTTCTGGGGTTATATGCTCTCGAACAGAAATAGGCTTTGATAAACTAGATGGGTTATCTAATAGAGTTGTTTCCGGTGATAGGGCATATATTCTGTTAGCCTCTGATAAAGATAATGGTATCCGTAGTCGTTTCGACTTAGCTCACGAACTTGGGCATATTGTTTTGCATAAATGTGTTCAGAGTGGGCAGTTTACTGTTAATAACTTGAAAGAGATTGAGCGCCAAGCGAACTTGTTTGCTAGTTGTTTGTTACTTCCGGCGGAAAGTTTTGCAAAGGATCTACGTAATCCAACGTTAGAAACATTTTTTAACGTTGAAACCTAGATGGAAAGTCTCAATTGCAGCAATGATTTACAGGGCTCATCAACTGAACATCATTACAGATATGCAATACTCCAACCTGTACAAGAACTTATCAGCTAGAGGCTGGCGTTTAAAAGAACCATATGATGATCAAGTTAAACCGGAGCGTCCAAGACTATTGCATAGAGCAGTAGATATGTTGGTAAGCGCAGGAGTCGGGAAAAAGTGAACTGTTAGATACAATCGGATTTACCGCAAGTATTGTTGAAGACTTAGTCGGGGTTCCGAAGGGCTATTTCTCTGAAGAGCAAGATATCGATAACCTTTTAACGTTTAGGTCACCGGAAAAATCTACTCCTAGAACAGTTAAAAAATGTACGGTCAACGGATAAGAATGTTTACGTTCTTAAGCGCTAGTGCTTTGGCAAGTACCAAGTAGCAAGCTATTTCTAGTACTCAAAACCTCGCCTGTTCAGCGAGGTTTTTTTTATGAGTATATAAGCATTGCAATAGTGTGATTATTCCTCATATGAACTATGTTTATTTCTGTTATGTTCGTGATGACCAATCGCAATCTTGAGCAGGAATATCTATTAAATGAGGTGCTGCTATGAGGTACGTAATTGTACTACTTGTAATATTTTTTAGTTTCTGGTTGTGAAATGTTAGCTAAAAAATTATCTGCCGGATGAAATTATGACTCAATCTAAGGCTGAGTTTATTAATGAAGACGGCATAATCGATTTATCTAAGCTCGATTCGACACACTACAGTCAGAAAGAAAAGCGCAACGAAGTTATCGCTAAGGCGATATCTTTATCAGATCAGAAATGCACTCTTCATAAAGCTGGTATTATTTCTAACTCTAATGCATGGAATGTAGGTACAGGAACGGCTTCCATACTTTTTTGCAGGCACAGCATCAGTCATTTCTCATGCACAGACAGCATCTGAGCTTGCTGCAGCTGCGGCGGCTACCACGGGTGTTCAATCTCTCGTGAATAAAGAAGTTTATGCTGATGCGTTAGGTACCACTATATTGCGTTCAATTGATATTAGTCGTGAAAAAAGGAAGGCGGTGATTGAGCAGGGAATTACTAAGTCGAACGATGAGTACCCCATGTCAACAGCATTAATTGATCTCCAAGCCTACCATGATAGCTGTAGTTTAATGGCCGGACTAGTTGAGGTCACGAAAGCTTTTGATAACCGAAGACCATCCAGAATAGAACTTGATCGTGATATTGCTATTTTGAAAAGCCAGTTAGCTGATATAGACACCGAAATGGCAGGTGTTAGTAATTTGCAATCTATTAAAGACGAGTATGCTGAAGCGGTTAAGGAGAAGGTGCTCCAGCGCATATCAGCAACTGAATGATTAACATATAAATGACTTATCTGAGTATTGACATTCACCCCTAAATGGCGCACTCTTTCCAACATGCAAAACCTCGCCAATTCGGCGGGGTTTTTGTTTTTATGTCACGAAACAACAATCATCATTTGCCGATTGTAATAATAATGCGGTTTCATAACGTGTTTACTTTATCTATATGGAATGGTTATGGCGGTTATTAAAATTGTTGGTGCAATAGTTATGCTTGTTGTCATGGGAATTTGTACATTCTCATTTGGAGCTCCTGGGTTCGTTATCGCTTTGATACTGTCAATCTTCGTGTCTTGGTCAATCAGCAAACGTGAAAAAAGAGGCTATTGAACGCCAGAGACACGATGAACTGATGCAAGCGATGAAGAACCAGTCTGGAGAGTAGCTACTTTTGCACGCGTAAAAACAACTATCAATTTTAAAAGCACCTTCGGGTGCTTTTTTTTGTTTCTAAGAGTTCCACATGGTTAAGACATTTCTTGAAAACCTCCATGAATGGAAAGGTAGGCTAATCGCTTATTGTGGCGGTACTGGTGTCAGCGTATTCAGCGAAACTGTGGCGGCTAAGGCCCAACAATCCAGTGAGTTGGCTACCAGTAGCCCCGATATCACCATTGCCAATTTAATTTCCATTGGTGGTCTTGTCGTTGTAATTGCGAGGCTAATTTTTGATATCTGGGTTCATTTCGATAGGCGTAAACAGGGGAAGAAAATAGATGGATGCAAAGCAACTGACCGAATTAGTCGTTAGGCCGACTTTAAAGCAGCTTGGCTTGTATAGTGTATCAGCAGAGCAATTGGTGGTTGGCACTATCTTTGTTGAGAGCCGAGCCAAATACCTTAAGCAAATTGGCAATGGTCCGGCTCTGGGTATCGTCCAGATGGAACCTGCCACTCATGACGATATTTGGCAAAACTATTTGGCTTATCGTACTGAGTTGAAAGAAAAGGTAAGCCAGATCGTAAAAGAAGGTACAGCACAGGAACTTATCACGAACTTAGCTTATGCGGTGGCGATGTGCCGAGTGCATTACTTGCGCGTTCCTAAGTCTTTACCTAATCCAGGTGATATTCCGGCCTTGGCACGATATTGGAAAACGTATTACAACACACATAAAGGAGCGGGAGAGGTCTCCGACTTCATCGATAAATTCCCGAAAGACATACTGAATTAAAAGCGGCCTATAACGGCCGCTTTTTTTATTGGAGCTAATACTATGAAAGTTTTCTTGTTTACCTTCTTTAAAAGCTTGCTTGGTTACTGGGCTGCAAAGCTACTCAGCCCTGAATCGGTGACTGAGCTGCTTATCACGATTGCTGATGCTCATGCCAAAAACACCAAGACCGACACGGACGATCGCTTGATTGATATTGTGAAAAAGCACCTAGGTAAAGAACAGTAACCCCATTTTCACCACCAAGATCAAAGACGTTAACGACTTGCAATGTCGTCGAGCATTGCCAGGCTTCGGCCACTTAGTAACAGTGCTTACGGTGGTGACCCTACTCCTAATGTCTTCACGGACATGCGTTGGTGCCTCGCTGTTTCTCTGTGTTAGCTATGACCATGAAGTAACCTGACCCGTTGCTTAATCCTTAACATGAGAGCGCACGAAGAAAATCAATAAGGCTCAAGCTGAGGGGCGAAACTCCCCTTCATTACTGGAAACGTCAGCCACAGGCGAAGAAGCGGCGTGACACTGGAGAGACAGATTTAGCGGTTTAACTCTATGACTACAGTACGGTTGCGTATCTCTGATACGAAAATTAAAAGCTATTTGAAAAGTGATACTGTCACGAGGCTTAGGGATGAAAGATATGCTTTAGAGCTTCGTTTTCACAAGTCTCGCGAGAGTGCTACTTGGTGGTTGATTGATAAACGAAAGAACAACGGAAAACACGGAAAACCAAAATGGGAACGGCTTGGACTTTGGCCTCGTCTAAGCGCTAAGGCACTGTTTGAGTTGTTGCCCCAAAAGATTGCTAGGATGGCGACGGATACGGACCAAGTGGTTACAGACTGGACCTGTTTTGGTGATTGCTTGCGCTGGTATGCGCAGCATATTGAGTCGAATAAGGATATCTCTTCAGAGAGGAAAAGTGCCGTTAAGTCGGTGGTCTTTAATCACTTGTTACCAGCTCTTGGGGAGTTGCCTCTTACTCATATTCGGAAGCACCATATCAAGGACTTATTGGTTTGGCCGCTGCGTGAGCGGTATGAACTTAGAACGGTTAAAGGTTACTTTGCCATTTTAAAAGCAGCGTTTAACCAGGCATATCGTGAAGAACACATAGCTTCAAACCCAGTGGCCGCGATGGTGTTTACGGACTTCATCAGCAAGAAAATCACGCCGAATGAGGGCAAGATTCAGTCTGATGATGTGAGCCAGTTGTTAGATAGGTTAAAGACACACTCAGTGCAAAAGCAGGTGTTTGTGTTGATGCAGTTAGCGCACGGGACACGTATTCGTGAAACCCGCTTAGCTCGATGGAGCCATATCGATTGGGATGAGAATATCTGGCGAATCCCCGCCTGTAATGCCAAGAACGGTGAAGCTTGATCTTACCGATGACCTGGCAGATTAGAAACTTGCTTCAACAGTATCGCCTTACCCAAAAGGAAGGACAGAAGTTATATTTCCCAATGCGAAAGGGGATGCACCTATCTGTAAGGACACGGCCAACAGTACTTATGCGGAATGGAGTGAAGGTGAGTTTACTAGCCACCATTGCCGTAAGTTAGTTGGCACTAGGCTGACTGACCTAGGCGTCGATAAGTTTGTACGTGAACGCATTCTTAATCACAAGATGTCAGACCTAGACCAAGCTTACATACATACGACAACGGAAGCATTGAAACTTAAGGCTTTGCAGACTTATCACAATTGGTTAGATCTGCAGGGCTTTATTTTTTTTCCATGGGAAGATCGCGGGAAGATCCTAAAACATGATCATCTAGTGTGATCTTAGAATCGATAAGGCTTCAAGCGTCGCTGACCGATTTAACTCTTAAGAAAATCTGTTAATTGTGGTGATTGGTGTTCATTTGGATGTTTAGACGTCTAAAACACCAAAAAACCGAGAAAGGAGTAGAAGGGAGTTTTACTGGTTTTGACCCCAAAAACGCCTGATTTCAGCGTTTTTTTGAGTGGTTGAAAATCACGGTGAAAATTAGGTTTAAAAACGCTGTTCAATTAATTCCAAGTCAAATCCCACTCACGCCTTGTCCCACAAGGGCTGCGAAAGATTGCGGGTCCTTCCCAGAGGTTCAATAACCCACGGGGCTGAGACTCGCCGATTCCGCCTCATTTTAATGTCCGGTTTTTACTCCCTTCTATCGGGTGGGTCGAGAAGGGAGTGAACCATAACGCGTAACGCTAGAAGAATGTCGCTATGGCTGAAGTAAACCGAAATGAATTTGCTCGAATTATGGGTTACTCACCGAAGTGGGTGGGCGACCTCATCAAAGAGGGCTTGCCACACCAAGGCGGTGGTGGACGAGGTAAGCCTCTAATCATTGAAACAGATAAAGCCATTCAGTGGATTATCGACCGCGAAATCAAAAAGCAAATTGGCCAGTACGAGAAAGAGCACAGCAGCCCAAAAGTTGGCACCAAAGACGGTGAAGACTTATTACTCACTGCTGCCAAACGCCGCAAAGCTGAAATTGAAGCTCAAAAGGCCGAAGAAACAGTGATGGATTTGGGAGAGTTAGCCCAGTTCCTTTACATGGTTGGAAACTTATTTGGTAGTGAGCTGGATGGCATAGGGGCTCGAACAGCTTTAGAGGTAGCGTCAGAACATGAACCCGCCAAATGCAAAAACACAATTGACCGAGAAGCTCGACGTATACGCACTGCCACCGCTGACCACCTCAGTGCGTTCGTTGCTGAGTATCTTGCAAAACGTAGCAGAGATGATCAGAGCGAAGCCGCTGAGGAATGCTGCGCAGTGGGCGACTGAGAATAGAATTATGCCTCCGGGTTCTCCAATACCTGGTCCGTTTGATACGACTTCAACACCATACATGATTCCTGTTTGTGTCGCGTTTGCAGACCCTGCTTATTCAAAAATCACCTTTGTTATGGGAACGCAGATGGGAAAGTCGGCCACGATGCAAAACGTGATTGGATGGCGCCTTGATGACCAACCTGCACCGATCATCTATGTGGGACCGACCGAGTCGAATATTAATAACGTCGTTGAGCCCAAAATAATGGAGATGTTCCGAGAGTGCTCAACTCTGTGGTTAAAGTACGATGATAAAAGTCCCAAACATAAAAAGCGTATTGGGGGCGTGTCTTTGCGTTTTGCATGGGCTGGTTCGGCAACTGAATTGGCATCGGATTCTGCGGTTATCACGCTAGTTGATGAGTTAGACCGTCCTGATACCAATGCAACAGGTGAGGGCTCATTAGCGGAAATTGCAGAAGCGCGTGGTGATGCTTATATCGACTCAAAGCTTGGGTTAACTAGTACGCCAACGCATGGTAAGGCAAGTACCTATGAACACCCTGAAACAGGGATGACTCATTGGGCAGTTGCACCAAAAGGCAAAGTGTCGAGCCCGATTTGGTTGGAGTGGGAACAAGGAACTCGACATGAATGGGCTGTCCCATGCCCTGACCCAGATTGCGGTGAGTATTTCATACCACGAAGTGATCTACTTTGGTGGCCAGGCAAAGGCACAGAGAATGAAAGCTCTCCCGCAGCTGCATCGCGTGAAGCCCGTTTAATCTGCCTCATTGTGGGGGACAGATTGAAGACAAACACCGCAAAGTAATGAACGCTCAAGGTATTGCTATTGCTCCTGGGCAATACGCTAAGAAGTACGACGATAGCTCTGTATTAATTACACAAGGCGGTGAATCAACCGTTGTCCCATTTCATTCCATGCTTCATCCACTGGAAGACAACAACCACTTCAGTATTTGGGTGAGTGGTCTTTGCTCGTTCTCCGGTAAAAAGAGTTATGGCTATCTAGCCAGAAAAACTCCTTCAAGCGCAGAGAAGCGGTGACCCACACCAATTACTCTCTGTTTATAACACAGGGTTTGGAGAAATATTTGCTGTTGTTGGTGATGCTCCTGAGTGGGAAGAAGTCTACAAGCTACGCTCGACGTTCTCATCAGGTGAAGTTCCTGATGGGGTACACACACTAATTTGTACTGTGGATGTCCAGAAAAACCGTCTTGTTTATATCGTACGCGGTTGGGTTGATGGTATGTCCTCACGCCTGATTGAGTTTGGCGAGCTATGGGGGGATACCGATAAGCCGGAGGTATGGAGTGAACTAGATGACTTGATGGAGCACGAATGGGGGAACTTAAAAATCAAGCAGTGCGGTGTCGATGCAGGCTACAGAACTGATGAGGTTTATGCCTGGGTTCGTCGCCATAAAACTCGTGCACGAGCGTTAATGGGTTGGCAGAAGCTCCCCAAACCTTTTCGTGTCACTCGCGTTGAAGTTGATAAGCAGGGCAAGGTTAGAAAGCGTGGTGACAAGCGATGGGACTTTGATGCCAGCTTGGCGAAAGCGTGGGTACATAACCGTGTCCGTTGGAAACGCGGCACCGTTGGTGATTGGTTACTGCCTTCCGATGTCTCAGAAGATTACTGTAAGCAGATTGTTGCTGAGGAGTTTGATGATGAAAAAGGAGAGTGGAATCGAGTCAGTAAAGACAACCACTTTCTCGACTGTGAAGGTATGAACTATATGGTGGCCAGAATGCTACGACTTGACCGAAAGAAACCAAAACCGATTGATGATGAGGAAGAAACTCAACCTGAATCGGTAGCCGATGAGGCAGACGAGCAGGAAGACGAGGAAGAGCGTAAGCCTGTTAAGTTGAAAAAAACGCAAGCGCCGCTTAGTACGGCGAAAAGGAAACTTTGCTAAATCATGGTAATACCGACAAAGATCACTTCAGGTCTGTCGGTCAACTTCAAACTCTCTTATCCAGATTACCCCGCTAGTTCTTGGGTAGCCACTATCTATCTACGTTCCGCATCCGGTAAGGCAGACATTGTCGGCACACCGGAGGGTGATGCGTTCCAATTCTCGATACCAGCAAGCGAGACAGCGAACTGGCCCGCAGAAGAATACAGCGTTGTGTTGCGTGTAACTGATGGCACCGATGTACATCAGCCTCTTACCAGCCGATTAACTGTACTGCCAGACTTGGCAGCATTGGATGTACATGACCCTCGCAGCGAAGCAGAGAAAGCATTGGCAGCTATTCAGGCTACGTTAACCAATCGTGCTACATCTGATCAGCTTAAGCTGTCGTTTGGTGGTCGTAGTCTGGAGAAGACCCCGTTGAGCGAACTGCTGCAGTTAGAGCAGCGATTTCTCAATAGGGTGAATCAGGAGAAGCGTAAGAAGTCTGGCCGAGGTCTTCTGACAGTACATAAAGTGAGGATGCGCTGATGTGGAATCCTTTTAATCGCAACGCTAAGCCAGAGGCCAAAAAAGAAACGTCGCAAGACGCCATATGTCAAATTGAGTCCTGTTTCTCGAAGCCTATTCTCGGCAGCTGATCCAGACAGAAACAATAGTACTTGGGATTCTTCACCTGTGCCCATTGGCAAGGTGATTGATCAAAAACTCTCGGTTTTAGTCGCTCGCTCACGCGAACAGATCAGTAACAATGACTATGCCCGAGGGTTTGTCCGAGAAGTTCGTAAAAATGTACTCGGACATAAAGGTATTGTTCTTCAGGTTCGGGGCAAAGAACCTGATGGTTCATTGGATACCAACGGAAATGCCGCCGTTGAGAAAGCTTTTAAAAAGTGGGGACGACGCGAAAACTGTACCGTTGATGGGCGCCTTGATTGGCGCAGAGCCAAGCGTGTCATTCTCAATACGGTAGTGGGGAGCGGTGAAGCGTTCATACGAATCGTTGAAGGCCCACATGCTGGTCCCTGGGGATTTGCTATTCAGCTCATAGACCCTCTAAGAGTACCGATTCAGGTCAACGAAAGCCGACTAGCAAACGGAAACGTAATTCGAAACGGCATCGAAATGACCCCTTATGGACGCCTGGTTGCTTACTTAGTTGAAACAAAAGCAGGTGTTTTAGCTGAAGCATTTCGCCATGGAGGTAAAGAGTTTGAACGTGTTTCCGCTGAAGACATGCTGCACGTTTATGACCAAGAGCATCCTGAGCAATTCCGTGGTATTCCTTGGAATCACACATCATTAAGTCGAATGCGTAACCTTTCTGGGTTTGAAGAAGCTTCTGTTGTAAACGCCAGAGCGGGTGCTAGTAAAACACTGGTACTTCAAGCAGACGCTGATGTGTATGAACCGGATGAATCCGAAGAGTTTGAAGAGCCAGAGATTGAGTTAGAACCCAATACGGTTGTGACTTTGCTCCAGGCTTTACTCCTGTTGATTACTCGCCGGATTTTCCTTCAACAGAGACGGCAACGTTCTCAAAGCATATGTTGCGAGGAATGGCTACGGGTCAAGGTATGGCTTACAACACGTACGCCAATGACTTGGAAGGTGTGAACCTTAGTTCAATTCGCCAAGGCAAGCTTGACGAACGTGACGGGTGGAAAGAGTTACAAGAATGGTTCATCGAGTCGGTTTGCCATCGAGTTTATGAACGTTGGCTTCAGTATTCATTACTTGCCGGAAAAGTCATTAACTCAAATGGTAATCCTATCCCAGCTAGCCGCTTAGGCAAATTCCTAGAAGCAGATTGGCAACCTCGCCGTTGGGAATGGATTGACCCTCTTAAAGAAGAGAAAGCCATTACCGAAGCTCAAGAAAATGGTCGTAAGTCCCCTGGTGAAGCAATACGTGAATCTGGTCGTGAGCCTGTAGATGTCTGGAAGGGATATGCAGAGGACATCAAGGCAATGAGAGCGGAAGGGATTCCAGACGAAATGATAGCCCAGATTTTGGGAATAAAAACCAACGGGCAACCTGCAGGAGTAAATCAAAGTGAGCAAGAAGAAGACGAAACTGACGACGAGTGATCTGATTCGTCAGGTCACAGGTCAACCTGTGTATCGAAACTACACGGTTGAGTCAGTGGATGAAGAAAACCGTACGGTTGAACTGGCTTTCTCTAGCGAATATCCAGTTGAGCGTTGGTTTGGCTATGAAGTCCTCGACCATTCATCTGGTGCAGTACGCATGGCGCGTTTTGATGCTGGCGCTTCTGCCTTGGTCAATCATGACTGGGACGATCTAGTTGGTGTCATTGAATCAGCTCGAATCGAAAAGAATAAGGGCCGAGCGGTTGTTCGGTTCGGTACTAGCCCAAGAGCTGAGGAAATTTGGCAAGACGTTAAAGATGGCATTCGTAAGCACGTTTCTATTGGTTACATCGTCCATGCGATGGTTCTAGAAAGTGATACGGATGATGTTCGCACCTATCGTGTGACAGATTGGGAGCCGTTCGAGCTGTCTTTTGTCACGGTTCCCGCTGACCCTTCCGTTGGTGTTGGGCGCAGCTTAGATACAACCAAATACCAAAACCACCTGCGTGATATGGGGATCATCATCCCAACTGGCGCAACAGAAAATGAACGTGAAATTGAAAACCGGAGTGAATCCAATATGAAGACTAAAACCCTGCGTGATGCCAGTGGCCGCTTAGTTCGTGCAAAAGTTGATGAGAACGATGTGATTGTTGAGATTATTGAAGTTCTTGAGGAGTCCAACACAGAACGTCAAGCTGGTATTGAAGCAGAGCAAAACCGTGTGCGTGATATTTTAGACCTGTTCGAGCAATACGGAAGTCGTGGTGTTGATCCTAACCCTTATCTTCGAGACAAAAAGAAGACAGCTGCCGATTACCAACGCGCCTTACTTGATGCAGCGTCTGAGAATGGCGGTCAACCAGCGGGAGCACGTAGCGCAACACCAACGGTTGCAGACAGCCCAGACATTGGCTTGTCTGACAATGAAATTCGTCAGTATTCATTTCTGAACGTTCTACGTTACCTGTCTCAGCCAACGAATGAAAAGTATCGTCGAGCAGCTGCATTTGAGCTTGAAGCCTCTGAAGCCGCAGCCGATAAAATGAAGCGTGAAGCACAAGGTATTATTGTACCTAACGATGTTCTTCGTGCAGCTGCGCCAGTAAGTGCTGGTGGTTCCGGTAGCAACTTGATTGCTACTGACCATATGGCGGGTAGCTTCATTGATATGCTCTATAACAAATCAGCAGTCATGAACTACGCAACTACGCTAACAGGCCTAGTCGGTGATTTATCTATCCCGACTCAAGAGGGTGGGGCTACGGGCTATTGGCTTGGTGAAGATGTAGATGCAACCTTATCTGAAATCACCTTTGGTGAGCGTGGCCTACAAAACCGTACTTGTGCTGCGCTAGTAGAAATGACCCGTAAGATGCTGATGCAGTCTTCACCAGATGTTGAGATGTTGGCTCGTGCGGATATTGCTAAAGCTCTGGCTCTTACTATTGATAAAGCTGCCTTGTACGGCACTGGTGGTGATCAACCGCTTGGTCTTGCAAACATCACGGGTGTGAACGGTGTAGATTTTACTGCGGTTAATCCGACGTTCCAAGAAATTGTAAACATGGAAACAGAGATAACTGCTGACAATGCTGATGTTGGTTCCATGCTTTACATGATGAATGCTACTGGCCGTGGTCACTGTAAGACAACTCAAAAGTTTGCTAATACCAACGGCTCACCTATTTGGGAAGGGGGTAACACTGTAAACGGCTACGGCACGCACATTTCTAACCAGATCAACAACGGTGATTATTGGTTTGGCGTCTGGTCCGAAATGCTGATTGGTTTGTGGGGAGGCCTAGACCTGACTATTGACCCATACACTCATAGTGCGAAAGGGCGCTTGCGTGTTGTTGCATTCCAAGACGCTGATGTAACTGTTCGCCATCCTGCTTCTTTCTGCCTAGGTAAAAAACCAGCAGCCTAATCAACCAAAAACTACTAGCTAAGCCACTCAATCGAGTGGCTTTTTATTTGGAGAAACAAATGTCAGTCAAAGCAATTTTAGTTACACAACCATTTCGTTGTCGCGGTCAATTATTGAAGCCTGAAACGGCACTAGAAGTGGGGCAAGGCTGCGACATTACACCGTCTGAAGCCCGTTCTCTGGTTGGCCAAAAGAAAGCCGTCTGGATTCCAGAAGACGATCTTGAAGTCGAAGAGGACGAAGATGAGTAATTGGTCTCAATCTATGGCTGAAATGGATGCTGCTTTATTTGGTGCATTCGGAGAGTCAGCCACCATTGCGGGTCAGTCTGCAAAAGTGGTTCCAAATACATCACAAGATCAATTTGGGATGATGGCTGCCAATGTGACCCGTTTGTCTATCTCTGGTTCATCTGGTGTGAAGGTTCGCAAAGGTGACAAAGTTACCTATAAAGGTCGCAGCCACGTGGTTGCTGATGTACCTGAGTATCATGATGGCTTAATTAGTTTTGATCTGAAATGAATGAACTAGACCGCCAGTTGGCAACTGCAGTAAAAAACCTCAGTGCTTTAGACGAAAAAAGCGGTACCAAGTGCAGCTTCTATGGCAATAAACCGAATCGCTAAGAGAGCTATTAGCCATTCAGTAAAAGACACCTCTAAGGCGGTCAAGGTTCAGCAAAAAGTCATCAGACGTTATGCCCGAGTATCCAAAAAAGCCTCACCAAAACAGCCTGTCGCTTATGTTCGAGTAAGGCGTACCGATATTCCAGCAATTCACATAGGGGAAGCTCGTACACAAATTCGGCGTAAAAAAAGGGCGTTACCAGGTGCAAAGTGCAACCCGTGCTAAAGATGGACGTTATACCAAGCGCGAAGTTTCTGGTTTTACGTCCATAAAAGTGGGTAAACATAAGTTTGACAATGCTTTTCTGCAGAAGCTGAAGAATGGTAAATGGCACATTATGCAGCGTACTAGTGATGCTCGTTACCCAATCAAGATGTGCGCTATTCCTATTTACAAAGAGATTACGTCGGCTTTTGAAACTAACTGTAGTCGTTTGATTGATAAAGATATGCCTAAAGAGTTGATGTATGCAATGGGCCAACAGGTTCGGTTAATCGTTCGTCGGGAGGTAGGGCGTGGAAATTAACAAACAAATTCGAAAGCAGGTCATTTCTGACTTGGAAAAAGCACTCATTGACAGTGAAGGACACCCCCTTATCGCTGCTTATTTTTCTGGCCGAGGTGAACCAGTTACAGCCAGTGATGACGGTGAGACAGGATACCTCGAAGTTCCAGCCATTTCGGTCTACTTGCTTGATGGTGAATCCACTGGGCAGGATTTTGATGAAGAGGAGTGGAGCTCGATACTTGCTGTAGAGATTATGGACTTGGCCACCAATCAACTGGATGACGACCTCGATACCTTTAGTGAGAAAGTTCGGGGCGTAATTGACCGTCACTACACCGCTAATGGTTTGCTCAGTCTGTGTAATCGTTCTGGTTTTTCTTATGTACGCGAAGAGGGGGCCCCATGGGGTTCCTCGGTTTTAACATTTACTATTGAATACACCGAAGAGGTTTAATCATGTCGGACCCAACTCAAGCAATCAAAGGCGCTGGCACTACGTTCTGGCGATTGAAAGACAACCAAGAACTGCAAACTCCTGCAGATTACCTTAATGACGACAAATGGGACAAGTTAGGCGGCGTTAAAGAGCTTCAACCAGGTGAAATCACCGTGGAAGATGAAGAAGATAACTACCTAGACGATCCTGATGCGGACTGGGCAAAGACCACGCCAGGTCAAAAGTCAGCAGGCGAAACCAATTTAACAATCTCTTGGAAACCAGGAGAACCTGGCCAACAGCAGCTCATTGATGATGTAGACAAAGGAGTGGTGACCGAGTATCGCGCCAAATACCCAAATGGCACGGTGGATGCGTATTCTGGCTACATCAACTCATTGGGCAAAGCGGTGACGATTAAAGAAAAGATCACTCGCTCAGTGAAGTTCAAAAACGTTGGCAAGCCAAAACTCGCGGAAATGCTCATCGCTGAACAAGCCGCTGGCGCAGGAGCATAATCATGACACCAGACTTTTTTAAAAAACAAAAAGTTGTCGATATTGAAGGTCAAAGCGTCACCATTACTCAACTATCTGGTTTAGATAGACTGAATTACATGGACTATTGTGCAGAAATTCCCGATCCAGACCGACCAATAGAACCTGCTGAAGATGCTAGCCAGGAAGAAAAAGAGCGTTACCTTCTTGATTTGAAAAAGTACTCAAACGCTTGGTTCCGCATCAACTTCATGGCTCAGGCTCGTTTAGTCGCGTATGCCTATCGTGGTGATGTTGATGACCTAGATGAGCGTCATCAGCAGATCATGTCGATGATGACACCGCCACAAGTTGAAACGCTTTATTTTGAAATAGCCGACTTCTCAGGGTTATCTACGCCAAAGGAGCCGGATGCTACTGAAGGCACCTCGGATACCACTACTACCACTGAAACCGCTACAACGGAAGACACCACCACTCAGGAGCCCACCGACCCAAAAGTCTGATTCGGGATGAAATTGAGTTTGCCATGGACCTTGCCCGAGAGTTCGGGCAAGTCTGTTGGCGCACCTTGTTGGCTTCCATTAGCGGCGAAGCCGTTGTGGAGTGGCGTGAATACTTTTCAAAACACGGCTTCAAGCACCAGATGGACAATCTGCGCTTTGCCGTGACCTGTTCTTCAAACTGGAATGTCACGGCCATGGCCGCAGGCTGCAAGGACGAAAGCGTCCTCAGAAGCTACCAAGACTTCCTGCCAACCTTAGAACATCCCGAAGAAGAATCGAAAGAATACACCGACGAAGAGCTGATGGCGTTGAGCGCGTCGGCAGGAGGAGTTCGCCTTGAGTGCCCAGATAGCTGATTTTAATATCCGCTTCAATACTGAAACCGCCAAGTTTCAGAAAGACGTGGATTACGCCAAAAAGATGCTGCGCGGCTACACCAAAGAAGCCAAAGCGGCGAACGACTCAAACCTATCATTAAGCCGTTCTTTAGAGCAAACCGCAGACCGCGCCAAAAATGCAGGTCGTGGCGTGTTAGATGCTGCAGGTTATGTCTCGGCAGGCATTGGTGCCGTCACAGGTGCCACGGCTTACCTTATTACGCAGCAGACGCAACAAGCGCGCGAAATCGAAAAGATGGCCACTGTTGCTCAGGTATCGGTCCAGCAAATTCAAGCCTTGGGATACGCCTCTGAGCAGTTCAATATCAGCGGCGAAAACATGGCCGAGATACTGAAGGACGTGAACGATAAGCTGGGCGACTTTACCGAAAATGAAGGTGGTGAATTTGCCGACTTCATGGAGAACATCGCGCCAACAGTCGGCCTGACCATTGAGAAGCTGCAAGAGCTGTCGGGTCCCGATGCGTTGATTGCCATCAAAACGGCGATGGACCAAGCAACGTTCCAATGAAAAGCCAGATATTTTATCTGGAGAGTATTGCGAACGATGCCTCGGCCTTGATGCCATTGCTCGACAATCAAGGCCAAAAGCTCTTTGAGCTGACCAAAAAATACGACGATTTGAACGTCTCCATGTCGGAATATGACATTGAGAAATTCAAAGAGATGGACCAAAAACTCAAAGATACTGGCTTAAGCTGCAGCGCTCTTTTGCTAATGCCGTGCTTGGAGCCAGTGATCAGATTGATTGGTTCAGCGATAAGCTGGCTTACTCAATCGACTATTGGGGAACACTGTTTGATAGTTGGTCAGACACGCCAAGAACGGTCGATGGACTAAGCAAAAAAGCTGGCAGAATTGAGATCTGAGAGAAAAGAGCTTAGTGACGAGTTAAAAAGAGGTAAACCGTACCTTTAAAGAGTACGAAGGTATTGATGTTGACAGCTTACTGCCTATAAACCCTCTTGGTCGTAGTGAAAACGAGCTATTCAACCTTAACTCTGATTTTGGGCGATTAACAAAGCAACTTGATGAGCTCGATGCCGAGATAGCGCGTCAGCAAAAAACGCTACAACATCATGCGAACTGGCATGAACTATGACACGCCGCAACCAGGTTTAAAACCTGAAGGCGACACGCCAGACAGAGTATTACCGAAAGACACCGCAGGTTTAGAAAGCAAGCAGTCTTCTGGCGCATCGCGCCTAGCATCGCTTGATATGCAGTACGCGAGTGAGCGTGAAAAAACTCATCTTAGCGCATGAGCAACGCTTGCGTGACATTGAAGAAATGCAGGTGTCCGAGCAAGAGTTGAAGCGTCGTGGTTTTGATACCTTAGAAGCGTTAAAAACCGAGTACAGCGATCGCGAGAAAGAGTTCTTTAGAACCTCACAAGCCGAGTTTGAAGCAGAGCAAGAAGCTGCGCTGCAACGTTCTGTCGATGCCTTCGCTCGCAGTGAAAACGCCAAAACAGAAAAAGGCCAAAGTCGAAGCGGAAAAACGGGCGTATCGTGAAGAGCGGTTGATGCAAGAACGCGTTCGAGGCATGAGCAACTTCCTCGGTCAAATCTCCGAGCTGCAAAGCAGTGAAAACAAAAACGCCGCTCGTATTGGTAAAACCGCAGCGCGTGTCCAAATCATGCTTAACGCTTACGAATCAGCGTCAGCGGCATACAAATCTCTGGTTGGTATTCCTTATGTCGGTCCTGGTCTTGCTGCGGCAGCGGCAGGCACGGCTATGGGTTTTGGTATTTCCATGGCCAGCAAAGTTGATTCAGTCTCGAACATGGCGCACAACGGGATATCCGAAGTGCCGATGTTGGGTGGCCGAATGGAATCCGACTGGACGCTGAAAGCAGGTGAGCGCGTTTATACCAACGAGTCCGCGAACCGAATCGACCAAATGTATAGCGCCATCATGGCCATGCAGCGTCAGAAGTTCGCGATGAATGATCCAACCTTGCTTCAGCCAAGGCAGGGTTGGCCGTTGGAGGTCGTAACGTGGTGAACATTTACGGCGCACCAGAGGGAGCGAAAGTGAGAGAGCGCCAAGGTGACAATGGTGAAAACATCACCGATGTCTTTTTGGAAGACCTCGACTCTGACGGGCCAATGTCTCAAGGGATCGCGCAGCGCTTTGACCTCAAGCCAGTGGGAGTATAAGCACTCATGACAATGATGTACCCAAGCTACCTGCCACATCCTCAGTTTCCCGACAAAATCGAACAGATGTCCAATCGTATTTCCACGGAAATGTCGACAGGGCGTACTCGGGACCGTCGTCGGCATGTCATCGTGCCGACGTTCCAAACCCTCGTGTTTCGGATGCCAAAGGACAAAGCAGCGGCGTTTCTTGGTTGGGTAGACCATGCACTCAGTGGTGGCATTCGTTGGTTTACCTTAAACCAGCGCACCGAGCTGGGCGTAGTTCCCCTACAAATCAAAATGAAAGACCACCCACTCAAAGACGCCAAGCAAAAAAGGTGGCAAGTTTTACTACACCGTGAAATGTGAAATTCGCCAATACCCAATTCAAAGCGAAGAAATCACCGTTGGCCAAATGTTAGCCCCACACACGCTCGAAGAGTTTGTGGCAGGCGCAGACATGAGCCGTTATTACACAGAGAGCTGGAAGAATGGAAAGTAGCAATAACTATTTTGAACTGATCGAATGGTTTAAGAAGAATATCGATTGGCTCAATACGATTCTTATTGGCGGAGAGCATGACTGCGCGATTATTGACGGTGTTGAAAAAACCGTCAATAGATAAGCGTTTTGCGGAACGCTTTCTAGCCTTTCAGGCATTAGTGCAAGGTCGCCAAGCTTTTGAAACGCGTAATGCACTTCTACTGTCTGGTGCACCGCCAGCAGAAAACCCTTTGGCTGAAGTCTGGAATGACTCTACTCCAGACTATAACGGTCTATATGGTTACATTAGCGGAACGGGATGGACAAAGTCACCATATGACAAAATGACGGAATTTAGCCGTAGAGTGGCCACAGGGCGTTGGCAATTACCTTCCCCTCATCCTGACGCGCCTGATGCGGATATTTACAAGTTGAATTTCAGCTCGGTCGGCAAAGAATCCAATATGGTTATCACCGTCAGTTGGGAAACGATGCGTGTCCTTGATGGCATGCGAAATCTTGTCGTAAAGGTGGCAGACCAAGCCCCGATTGAAATCCCTCATGGTTATTGCTTATACATTGATACTCGTCAAGAGTATGTGGATGATGCTAGCGGAGACGGTGCTCAAGGCTACAAGGTCACATTCGCAGAGATTGCAGGGATAGGTGACACGTTTGTTAGTGGCGATAATCTGCTGCTGATTGGTAATTATTACGGCATCATGATGGGCTTGCTAGCGCAAGACTTCAATCTAGCCAAAATGAATAAGCTATTGGGTAGCGACGATTCAAAGGGCGCTGTTATTCCGAGACTAGGTCTCGCAGAAACGGTCATAGCAGACGTTAGCCGTAGCGTTATTGCTGGACGTTGGCAAATATCATCTCCCCACCCAGACAATCCAGACCCATCCGTTTATAAATTGAATTTTGACTCTGTCGGATCCGGCTCAAACATGGTGCTTACTGTGAGTTGGGAAACGATGCGGGTTCTTGATGGGGTAAAGAAACTGGTACGCAAAGTTCATGACCAACCGCCATTAGAAGTTCCTCACGGATATTGTTTGTTCATCAACACTCGCCAGGAGTACATAGATGATGGAAGTAGCGATGGCCATCAAGGCTATAAGGTAACTTTAGCTGAGATTGCAGGAATAGGTGACACGTTTGTTAGTGGTGATAACC